GCTCGCCCCTCAATCCCTTCCAATGGGGGTGGCGCTATGAGCCGATCATTCGCACCCTGTTTGAAGCCGAGGTAGCTCAGGGCCGTGTTGATGACACCCTCGGACGCATCCGCCACGCCTCCCTCCCTCGCCTCGCCGCCAGTCCTGATGGACTCATCGTGGATGGCCCCAAGGCAGGACGTCTCGTGGAAATCAAGGCCCCCTCCAGTCGCGAACTCAATGGTCGCATACCCTTCGAATATTACTGCCAAATGCAGCTGCAGGCCGAGGTGGCCGATGTAGGGGCTGTGGAATACATTGAGGTTCGATTCGAGTCCTGCTCCGCTTGCTCTATTCGAGATATAGCAGGCTTTCTCACACCCACACCTTCCACCGTTTCTCCTACAAAGCCTGAACGTATGGGCGTAGTTGTTGTTGCTGCACCCTCTATAACATCTCCCGTTGAAGAATGGCAATACTACTATTCGCCTGTTTGGAATCTTGGGAATGAAGGGCTCGCTAAATGCAGAGATTGGATACCCGATGGACTTGTATTCGGTAAAAATGCCATTGTTCTCGAACGCTCTATCTGGAAGATTCGCGACTGGTGGACCTGCACCGTTCCCCGTAATCGCCGTTGGTGGGCCGAAATTGGCCAACCTGCCTACGAAGAGTTCTGGGATGTCGTTGATGAGGCACGCCTGTCCGGCAAATATGCATCACGCCTTCTCATAGTTGATAGTGATAGCGATTGTGGGGATTCTGGATCAGCCGTTGAAGATGTGCAACATGCGGATCCAATCGACTTCGAGGAAGCTGATGCAGACCAAGAAGAGGTCGAGGAGGAGACCGAGGCAGACCAAGAAGAAGCCGATGATGCAGAAGAAGAGGCCGAGGAAGAGGCCGAGGAAGAGGCCGAAGAAAAATAGACTCCCTACAGAGAATGAAAAAAGCCATACCTTATCTAATTTTTCTCTTTGTCGTTGTATTCCTTGGTTTTTTCTTCAAATGCGAGGAATCCTTCACAAGTGATGGAACTCTTCTCCAGCTAGCCACCAGTCATGTCCCAACCGCCGAGGATGTTCAGGAACGCCGTCAAGAGCGAAAACAGATCCACCGCGATCTTCTAGATCTTACAGGCAGCGCTTAATCTTCTATCATCTAGCCAAATATATCCAATAATTTCTGGATAGTGCTTGCTGCACCACTATCCAGAACATACCACTTTTTTGCCCCCGCATCCCACATAGCTCCGAGGCTCTTTGCCTCCTCTTTGCGCGCAAAGGGAACATTCAAATAGATCCTTGTCTTAGCACCTCCACTATGAGGACATTCCTCCAATCCAATGGCCAGGTTGGCCAGCTTATCTGCCCCTGCATTCCCTACAGAGTGTGCATCGCCCCCATCAAGATGCGAAAGGATATGCAGGAATTTAATCTGCTGATGCCACCGTGTCGCAAGCGTATGGAGGGCGCGCACCAGTGCCATGTTGGGAATCTCTTTCATACCCCAGGACACCGCGGAACACTTGGCGCCATATGAGGTCGCGCACCGGATCGCGTACTCGGAATCACTCACAATACAGATGCACCTCCCCGCCTCTAAATCCCCATGCACAGCCTCAATCGCCGCAATCATCGCTGCAAGTTCCGCGGTATTATTCGTCTGCTTCTGTCCCGCCTCGAGTGCCCGTGAGATGTTTCTTGGATCCCCTGCACCAAAGAACACCCCTATTCCTGCAGCTGCTCCTACACGTCCATTATTCGAACATGCACCATCCGTATAGACATAGAAATCCACGGAATCTGCCACCGCCCCTACAGCCTCCGCTCCTGCTTTTTGAAGGCAGAGAATGGGGGAGACTGTAGAGAGTACCGGTGTTGGCTTGGTGGCCGCGGCCAACCGCAGAAACTCCTCAGCCTCTTCGCGCGTCTTGAACTTCTTATAAGCTGCACCCTTGTATCCTTTCACCGCCGAATCACATTCGGACCATGAAAGAAATATACCTGTGCGGTGGCCTGCTGCCACTGCATAATAATGCATGGGTAGATTCACCTGTAGGGAACGTTGGATCCCCATGCTGTTGTTTCATTTTTTTCAAATGTTATCTGGCAAATATACAACTGTCATCCCTGCAATGGCTGCAACTGAACTGAATCCCAGCGAAAAATAAAAGTCATCGCGGGTTTTACGGAACATATAGGCGGTTATAGCAGTTGCACACACGACCCCCGCTGTTCCAATTGCAAGCATAACTTCCTTTGATGCCATCTTGATTCTTAATTGTTAGACACAATGATTGTTTAGGTTTTTATATGAGAAGAATATATAGAGATGAGCCAGAATTATCAGCGTTCAAAGACCGAATATATCGGTGTTATTTACTTTCCTCGTCTTAAATCATATACAGGAACCATTGAGGATCCGGTATCTGATATTAAATTTTCCGTGGGATTTTATAACACCGCATATGAGGCTGCTAAAATGCGACATTACCAAATTTTGAAGCTTCCTGCGGCAGTTCAAGCAAGAATACCGTCTAACTTTGTCCCACATAAGGATGATGCGGAAGCTATTGCAGTTATTGCCAATCCTGCACAAATGCCCGATGACGTGCCTCGCATCGGAATCGATAAAACGAAGATTGAACCGCATCGCATGAATAACCGTGGTTCTATTGCAAATGCGATTTCCTCTGTAGCACTTGAAAAGACATCTAAACCCGTTGCAGACCCATGGGCTCCTTACGGTAGTCCAAACTATATGGAATGGATCAAGGAATTAAATTCAAATTACGTTTATCAACCGACCAATAGTTCTGCCTCCGCATCCAATATGAATATGTATGGTGCTTACAATTCTGCAAATAACGATCCCGACATGCCATCCTACTCAAAAAGACATCCCAGGCCTCCTTATAGCGCCAGTCGTAGAAGTCGTAAGAGTCGCAAGAGTCGCAAGAGTCGCAAGAGTCGCAAGAGTCGCAGATATACGTCTAAATAATTCTTAAATAAAATGCAATTATTGTAAAATGTCGGAACTTCGAGAGTGGTTATTGAAAACCATTCTTGATGTATATGAGCGAAAGAAGCATACTCTCTTGTGTGAAAAAGAATTCAATCATACATTTCGTATGATACTCGAGAAGCCTATTTTTGATAAACTCCGCGAACTGTACATGTCCAAGTTGAAAGAAACATGGATAGCGGGGAATGGATTTTCGAATAATCCTAAACATACTATATTCATTTATGAAACACGCTGCCACGAAAACCTTGAATTTCTCATATATAATCTATACTATTTCACGCGCAGCAGAAGTTGGGCAGTTCTATTTTACTGTACCGCGGAAGTGGAGTCTTATATAAGAAGCACTGTTGGACCACTGGCAGACACAATTCAATTTACACCAATTCCTTCTGTTTTTAGCTCCACCGATTCCAATGATTCCCACGGTGAAAATCGTAATATTTATAATGATATGATGCTATCGATGGAGTTCTGGCAGTCTTTGAGTGATCGCAGTATTTCCCACATACTGGTTGCACAAACGGATTGCTATTTGCGAAAACCACTTGTAATTGACGTAGATGCGTATGACTATATTCCAGCACCATGGGCGTGGGCTCCTAATTCTCCAGGTGGTGGAGGACTCACGATCCGGCGTGTCCAGAAAGCCCTCGACATTCATAAACGGTTTCCTGAACTTGCCTGTGGCCAAGGTGAAGACTTCTGGTTTTCTGAGGGGATCGTCAAGGTGGGTGGAACAGTTGATAATTTCCTATTTGCTGAGAGCTATATGAATCCGGATGCTGTTGGGGTCCATCAATGGTGGACATTTGTTGCAGATATGGATGATATAAAGTTGGATGTTTTTGAAAAATATATGGAATTGGAGGTCAGTTAAGATGGCATTTGAGAGGTATTTTCTACATCTGTATTAGAAATGGCCGCTTTCTATGGTGCAAAAGAACGGAAACACTGGTATGGTGTTTCTTATTCATCCACGTATGGTATTTACAGTGCAGAAATTGTGGATCCCTTAACGGGAATGCTGTTGGGATTCAATCTTAGTACATCTGCATATGATGCCGCAAAAATCCGAAAATATGCACTGCTCTTGATGCCATCCTCAATTTCTAAGAGGATACAATCCGACTTCATACCGGATGCAACCGATGATGAAGCAATAAATGCAATGCGGGATCCTTCCACAATTACATGGAATATGTTTCCCTATGATATTTCTGTCTATATTACTGCGGTCCAAGCGGCCACTCCTGCTGCTCCCGCTGCTGCTGCACCTGCCTCTCGTGGTCCTGTCCAAAAGTGGTCTCCTTATAATGATCCTGACCATATTGAATGGCTAAAAGAGTTGAATAGCACACACAGTCATACTGGTGGAACCAGACGGAACTGTAGGCGCCGTGGTATGACGCAACGCAAGAGGAGTAGTCGCGGCAGACGATTTTAGGCGGCATTCTGGGCCCGCCTCGCAGCAAACATCGCCTCCACTTCCGCCTCCATACGGTTAACCATGATAACACGGAATGATGTCTGATTCGGATGGAGTACCACGAGTGCCAACTCGCTCACAGTGTAGCCATATACCCGTTCGAGGATGGTACGGTAGATATTCAACTGAATTGAATAATGCCAGTAGTTCGTATCCGGCAGATGATCAATAGGAGGCTTACCACTCTGAAAGCTGTTCTCGTAGCGCATCTCCTTCGCCCGCTTCCAATCATAAATCGCCAGGGTTCCATCGGGTTTTTTGAAAACCATATCGATGGATCCCGCAATCCTCACATCGAGGTCGAATACCAGCCACTCCGTCCGAAACGGCTCAAATCCATGAGGAAGCCTCCACTTCCGCTCGAATGCCTGGAAATAGTCCCATTCGGACCCAGGATTCGCCACCCACTCATCGGCCGCCAGGTTGCCAATTGGATCCGCATTGTACCAGTGCTCAATGTCGAGATGCATCCGTGTTCCCGCCGTGGATGCCTCGTTGGCCGCGGCGTCCCACTGCGCCTTAATCGCCTCCGCCGTCATTCCGAAATACTTACTCTCGGGCCATTTGCGACTCGACATCATCTTGGTGATCACCTCATCCGCATTGAACTCCTCGAAGAACCCGTGGATGAAGGTCGTGCAACTCGTCCAGCCCGCCTTCACACCATCGACCGTGTAGGTGTGCGACTCCTCGTGAAACCCGATACGGGCATCGCGAGGATGAGCATTCTTAACGGCAAGCCGCTGCCAGGGAAGGGCTCCATCTTCGATTGACAGGGGCATTGCAACTTTTGATTGGAGAGGATGTAGGGAGTGCGGGCTTTCATCAATTTTTCGAGGTATCCTACAC